TGGCGACGGCATCGAAGCTGGCAGCGGCATCGAAGCTGGCAGCGGCATCGAAGCTGGCGACGGCATCGAAGCTGGCTGGGGCATCAAAGCTGGCAGCGGCATCGAAGCTGGCGACGGCATCGAAGCTGGCTGGGGCATCGAAGCTGGCAGCGGCATCAAAGCTGGCTGGGGCATCGAAGCTGGCTGGGGCATCGAAGCTGGCGACGGCATCGAAGCTGGCTGGGGCATCAAAGCTGGCGACGGCATCGAAGCTGGCAGCGGCATCAAAGCTGGCGACGGGTTCGGGATTTTTGCCGGTCTTCGTATAAGAGGTCCTAAATGGGAAGCGTATGCGCAAGTATCCGCAAAGGTAAAACCTGACAACTTAATAAGCGGTTTTTGGGTATCAAAAGAGTAAACAAATAAGGAGATTTAAAAATGTCATTAGAACTAGCAATCCAAGAGAACACATTAGTCGTACGCGCGTTGATTGACGCATTAACAGGTGCAAACACTTTACCGGAAGTAAAAAGCGAAAAGCCGAAAACAGAAGTTAAAGAAGAGAAACCAAAAACCGAAGCCAAGGCAGAAGTAAAAGTAGAAACTCCGGTAGAAGAAAAAGCGCCAGTAGTAGCCTACGACCAGGTGAAGCAAGCCGTGGTAGAACTGGTAACGTCTAAAGGCCGCGATGCAGTTGTTGCTGTGTTGAGTAAGTTTAACGTGTCTACAGCAAAAGACTTGCCGGAAGCAGAATGGGCGCCGTGCCTTAAAGCTTTAACAGAAGCGCAAGAGGCCTAACATGACAACCCACGCAAAACTAAGCCCTTCCTCTGCTGTGCGCTGGATGTCGTGCCCTGGCAGTGTGATATTGAGCGAGGGCGTCGAAGAAGAAAAATCAGCTTATGCAGAGGAAGGCTCGCTGGCCCACACATTAGCAGAGCACACTTTGAAAGGCTTGCCGTTTTGGGAAGATCTGCCGGATGACATGCTAGAGAATGTGGAGATTTACACAAAGGCGATTGCAGATTATGCAAAAGGTCACAAGCTACTGGTTGAACAACGTCTGAGCATCGAGCACTTGACAGGTGAGCCAGGGGCTCAAGGTACAGCCGATGCGGTCATCATAGCGGACGACGAGTTACAGATCCACGATCTTAAATATGGACGCGGAGTTCGGGTAGAAGCTGAGCGTAACGAGCAGCTCATGATCTACGCTTTGGCAGCGCTGCGCGAGTTCGAAGCCCTCGGGCCTTTCTCCCGTGTTCGTTTAGTGATCCATCAAGTACGACTCAATAGTCTATCTGAGTGGGATTGCTCTGTAGATGAACTGGAAGTGTTTAGACGAGAAGTTAAAAAAGCTGCTGACACAATCAGTGATTGCTACGTTGACGTGCGAGACGGAGTACCAATAACACCGAACCTAACACCGAGCGAAGACGCTTGCAAATTCTGTAAAGCTAAAGCGACATGCCCTAGTCTACGTGATTTTGTACTCGATCAGGTTACAGAAGGGTTCCATGATCTAGACAAACCACTGGCCCCCCAGCTGCAAGATATAGCGCCGCCCTCAGACAACGCCTTGTTAGGTAACTTGCTCAGCGTTGCTGACTTAATCGAAGGCTGGCTAAAAGCGATACGCGCTAAAGCTGAGATCGAACTGCTGCACGGCAATGAAGTACCAGGCTATAAGTTAGTACAAGGTCGCAAGGGCGCGCGCTCATGGATAGATGTAAACGCCGTGGAGGATACCTTCAAATCCATGCGTTTGAAAGTTGACCAAATGTATGACTTGAAGCTGATTAGCCCGACCAGTGCCGAGAAGCTACTCAAGGATACGCCTAAACGCTGGTCGCGAGTAGCTAACCTAATTACTCAAGCTGAAGGTGCGCCAAGTGTTGCGCCTATCAGTGATAAACGCCCAGCGATCAAGGTCGAGAGCTTTAGCAATTTGGAAAATGCAGTAGAAAAAGAAGAGGTGTTAGCGTGATTAGTACGACGCTACCTTCTGAGGCCGTGGTAAAACTTACCGCTGCGGCTAAGACACCGAATACGGACGCTGACCCTCTCGCCAGACAAAAGGCCATCGAGAGAGTTACAGCGGAATTAAAACAGAAGTACCCCCAATTTTATAGAGAAGAGGAAATAGAACCATGAAACTTTTAAAACTTAGATTAGCGTTCCCTGTGTTGTTTGAGGCCAAAACCGTAGGCGGTGAAGGTAAGCCTGCTTTCTCAGCATCGTTATTGATTGATCCAGCCGACCCGCAAGTAGGGGACATCAACAAAGCAATTGAGGAAGTAGCTAAAACCAAGTGGGGCGCTAAGGCTCCCGATATGCTCAAACAAATGCGCGCAGGCGATAAAGTCGCTTTGCACAATGGGGATTTGAAAGCAACGTATGAAGGCTTCCCTGGCAATTTGTATATTAGCGCTCGCTCATACATCCGCCCTCAGGTGTTAGATCGTGACGGTAAAACTGCGCTCACAGAGTCCGACGGCAAAGTGTATGCAGGATGCTATGTGAATGCGATCGTGGACTTTTGGGCGCAGGACAACAAATACGGTAAACGAGTTAATGCCACGCTTCATAAAATCCAGTTCTCAGAAGACGGCGACGCTTTCGCAGGAGGCTCGATGTCGAATGAAGAGTTCGAAGACTTAGGGGAAGGCGCCCAGGAGGATAGCTTCGCCTAGTTTTGCCCGCTCTCGTAAGAGAGCTTTTCAGGAGTCAATAATGAAAAGAAAACCACGACCAATCAGTAGCCCTATGTTAGTAACCCGTACGCTAGTCAACACCAATATGGAATTGAAAGAGCGCGCAGCGGTTAATGCTTTCAGTATGGGGCATGCCCAAAAAGCGCACTTCGACATTCTCACGCAAATGATGAATATCCTATTAGTTGCCGGAGGCTCTGACAACTCAAGAGCGCATGTGACTCAATACATAGAAAGCACAATAAAACCAACGCTCGAGTCTATTAGAGATCGCTATTACAAAACGGGCAAGATGGGGGTCAATGCAGCTGAAATGCGCACGCTACGTGAGTTCGTAAACTATAACCTTAGTTTTTGGTTGCGTCAGACAACCAAGCTATTTAATGAATGCTGCCAAGAAGTTGAAGCTTTCGAGGCGGAGCTAATCAAAAGGAGAAAGACAGCATGAACAAAGTGCTAGAGGTGGGCGAGTTGCTCTTATGGATAGTATTCGGCGGGTTTATCGCATTCAGCATCTATGCTGTAGTGGTATTGCCATCAATGCTTAGGGCCATGACTAGAGTTATGGAGCCGCCTCCCTACCCACCTAGCGAAGTACCTGAAGCAAAGGACGAGACGCCATGCGCCAACTAATAGAGAAAGCTTTCGTAGTTTTTGCGCTTGTGTTCGTGATAGGCTCCTTGGGAGCAATCACATATAAAACGCTAGTAGATAAACCGACAACTTGTTACGTTAACTATCGCATATCTCCTGTAGAAGTTCACCAGTACACAGGTGTCTATAAGTGACTACTTTATTTTTAGACTTGGAGACATACAGCGCCACGCCTATAGCGAATGGCACTCACGTCTACGCAGCTGATGCGGAGATCATGCTCTTTGCTTACGCACTAGATGACAACCCCGTGCAAGTGTGGGATTGCACCGCGCAGCCGACTATGCCGAACGATCTTAGCGACGCCCTAGAAGACGAGAGCGTGACGCTATGCGCGCACAATACCCACTTCGACCGCACGGTGCTCTTTCACTCAGGCTACCACCTCGATATATCACGATGGGTAGATACCATGGTGCAGGCCATGGCGCATAGTTTACCTGGCAGTTTGGGATTGCTAAGTGAAATACTCAAGCTCAAAGCAGACGAAGCGAAAGACAAGCGCGGTAAGGAGTTAGTGCAACTATTCTGCAAGCCTCGCCCTAAGACCTTTGAGGTAGAGCGCGCGACCAGTGCCACCCATCCGAAAGAATGGCAGGAGTTCATCGACTACGCAGGGCGAGACATCGACGCGATGCGGGCAATAGGTAAGAAGTTACCAAACTGGAACTATAAAGCCTCAGAGCTTGCCTTGTGGCGCTTGGATCAAACAATCAATCAGCGCGGCTTTATGGTAGACCAAGACCTTGCACGCTCGGCGATCCATGCCGTAGAGATAGAGCAGGCTAAACTTGCAGAGCGTACTCAAGCGCTTACAGGCAATGCCGTACAGTCTGCCACGCAGCGTGACGCAGTATTGAAGTTTATCCTGGAAGAGCACGGCGTCACGCTGCCGGATATGAAAGCGTCTACCCTAGAGCGACGCATGCAAGACGAGAACCTTCCGCCCATGCTGCGCGAACTCATGGCGATTCGCCTGCAAGCCTCTACTACGAGCGTTAGCAAGTACAAAGCACTGATTAAAGGCGTGAGCAGTGACTCAAGGTTAAGAGGCACTTTACAGTTTAACGGCGCCCTGCGCACAGGGCGCTATGCTGGGCGGTTATTCCAGCCGCAGAACCTACCACGCCCGACACTAGGCAATGACGAGATCGAGCTAGGTGTAAGCGCACTTAAAGCAGGCTGCGCTGATCTGTGCGTCGAGGACGTTATGCAGCTTGCCAGTTCCGCAATCCGTGGGTGCATCATAGCGCCACCAAATAAGAAGCTGGTCATTGCAGACTTATCTAACATCGAAGGCCGTATTCTCGCCTGGCTGGTAAGTGAGACGTGGAAGCTTAAAGCTTTCGCAGATTACGACAAAGGCGAGGGCCACGATCTATACAACTTGACCTATGCTAAAAGCTTTCGCGTTGCGCCTGAGACAGTTACTAAAGCGCAGCGCCAGGTCGGGAAGGTTGAAGAGTTGGCCTTCGGGTATCAAGGGGGAGTCGGCGCGTGTATCACGTTCGCCTCAGCCTATAACCTGGATTTAGAAACTTTCGCAGCCTTGATAGAGGAAGCCCCTAAAAACTTGGTAGAAGAGTCCGAGGGCTTTCTCGAGTGGATGTACAAACAAAACCCTAGCAAGACTGAGAGCGCTGTGCGCTACGGTCTTACTACAGAAGCATTCATCGGTTGCGATGTACTCAAGCGCATGTGGCGCGAAGCGCACCCGCAAACAGCTATGTGGTGGAGCGAGTTAGAGGATGCAGCGCGTCAGGCGATTGCGGAACCGACCAAGGCCGTGCAATGCCGCAAGGTGAAAATGGTTAGAACAGGCGCATGGCTGCGTATCGTACTGCCCTCGGGCCGTACGCTCTGCTATCCAAGCCCGCAAGTATCAGAGGGCGGGCAGATCAGTTACATGGGTATAGACCAATACTCAAGGAAGTGGTCACGCTTGACTACATACGGGGGCAAGTTAGCCGAGAACATTACCCAGGCGGTTGCGCGTGACGTGTTGCTATATAACATGCCGGACGTAGAGGCCGCAGGATATGAGGTGGTTTTGACGGTGCATGACGAGATTATCTCAGAGGCGCCGGACAGCGCAGAGTACAGCGCGCAAGGCTTGTCCGCTTTGATGTCCGCGAATAAGCCATGGGCTAAGGGTCTACCACTAGCTGCTGCGGGTTTTGAAACTTACAGATACCGCAAGGAGTAACAGAGTGCGTGAATCAAAAATAGAAAAGTACCTAGTGCAAAAAGTAGTAGAAGCAGGCGGAGTGACTCGCAAGCTTAAATGGATCGGACGCAACGATGCCCCGGACAGGTTCATCGTCATGCAAGGCGTTACGGTCTTGGCAGAAGTGAAAGCACCGGGCTTGTTGCCCAGAGCTTCGCAAAAGTCAGAGATCAAGAAGCTGCGCAATGCGGGTGCGAACGTGGTGGTGATTGACTGCTACAAAGCGGTTGATGATCTAGTGGAGAGCTTGGTGCTATGACAAAAAGCCTTAACAAGATCGCTAAGAAAGTTAAGTGGACGCCTGAAATGGATGCCGTAATGACATCGCGATACCCGGATGTTAAGGCCGCCGTAGTAGCTGAGCAACTAGGCGTAAGTCTAAGCGCGGTATATGGGCGAGCCTCGGCGCTTAAGTTAGAAAAATCCGAAGCTTTCAAAGCAAGCCCTGACGCATGTAGACTACGCCGCGGCAATGAAGTCGGAAAAGCATTTAGATTTAAGAAAGGCCAAGTGCCCCCAAACAAAGGCGTTAAAGGTATCTCATACCCAGGCATGGAAGCTACGCAATTCAGACCAGGGCAAAGACCAGTGAACTATAAGCCGGTAGGCAGTACCCGTGTCTGTTCTAAGGACGGCTATGTACTAATCAAAATGGCTGAAGGTATGTTTCAGTATAAGCATTTACACCGGGTAGTTTGGGAACGCATGAACGGCCCGATACCTAAAGGCTTCCTAGTTTCATTCATTGATCGTAACCCGTTGAATTGGAAAATCACTAACTTAATGTTGATTACTAAAAATCAAAATGTTTTACGCAATAGCGTTCATAGCTACGGCCCTGAGATAGCAAAGGTATACCAACTAAAGGCCGCGATCAATCGCCAAATCAATAAACAGAAAAGAGCAAGCCATGAATGATATAGAAGCATTACGAAGCCATTTATTTAATACCCTTACTGCACTGCAAGATAAAGAAAACCCTATGGACATCGAGCGCGCTAAGGCTGTGTGCCAGGTAGGCGATGTGATTATAAACAGTGCTAAAGCCGAGATAGATTTTGCCAGGGTAAACGGCAGCATCGACACTCAGTTCTTTCATAAGCCTTCTATCGTTCCGCAATTAGCAAAGCATGAGGAAGAGGTAAAAGACACAGTACACCGTTCCCTCACTAAGCACGGCGAGGTCACTGTGCAAGGTAACGTCACCACACACACGATGAAATAATGGCTAAAGCTTTCACACCACGCACGTATCAGTCCGAGATCATCGCCCAGCACCTAACTCAGGAGCGCTGCGCTACCTGGGCTGGTATGGGTTTAGGCAAAACGGTTGCCACGCTTACCAGCATAGACGCCATGCAGCTTGTCGACAGCGCCGCGACCCCTGCGCTAGTGCTCGCGCCTTTGCGCGTAGCACAGAGCACATGGCCCGACGAGGCTAAGAAGTGGGCGCACCTCTCAGGTATCGAGGTGCAACCGATTGTCGGCTCAACCGAAGAACGCAAGCGCGCGCTCAGGAATAAGAACGCCGCAGTCTTCTCTATCAATTACGAAAACATCCCGTGGCTCGTTGATACGTTAGGCGACGACTGGATGTTCAACACCGTAGTCGCGGACGAGTCCACAAAGCTAAAAGGCTTTCGCACCCGGCAAGGCGGAGTACGTGCGCAGGCGTTAGCCAAGGTTGCACACGCTAAAGTTAAAAACTGGATCAATCTCACAGGTACACCAAGCCCTAACGGACTGGTTGACTTGTGGGGGCAGACTTGGTTCTTAGATAAAGGTATTCGCCTGGGGCGCAGCTTTACCGCGTTTGAACAAAGGTGGTTCCAATCCATTGCGCGAGGGGACTACACAGAAAAGCGCCCGATGCCTTTCGCCCAGGAGCAGATACAAGACAAGCTCAGGGATATATGCCTGACGCTAGACGCTAAAGACTATTTCGATTTGAAAGAACCGATAGTGTCAGAGGTCTATATAGATCTGCCAGGAAAAGCGCGCACGATCTATAAAGAACTTGAAAAAGAAATGTTCGTGCAGATCGAGGCCGTCGGGGTGGATGCCGTAAGTGCAGCTGCGCTAAGTAGTAAGTGCCACCAGTTAGCGAACGGTGCGATCTATCCTGAGACAGGCAGCACCAGCTATATAGAAGTTCACGACCAAAAACTACAAGCGCTTGACTCCATCATCAATGAGGCGGGCGGCGCACCTATCCTAGTGAGCTATACATTCAAGTCAGATATTGCAAGATTGCAGCGCGCTTATCCTAAAGGCCGCGTATTGGACGACAACCCACAGACAATCCGCGACTGGAACGCGGGCAAGATCCCGTTACTTTTCGCGCACCCAGCAAGCGCAGGTCACGGTCTTAACTTGCAGGACGGGGGCAACATAATTGTATTTTTCTCGGTTGACTGGAACTTAGAGCAGCATCTACAGATCATCGAGCGCATAGGGCCAACGCGCCAAATGCAGGCAGGCTACGATCGCGCTGTGTTTCTATACCTGATACTGGCACGAGACACTGTGGATGAAACTATTTTGCAACGGCTTGAAGGTAAAGGCTCGGTGCAAGATTTATTACTCAACGCTATGAAAAAGAGAAAGGTTTAAAATGTCAGAATTTAAAGACCCGTTAGCGACACAGGTCGGCGGCGGGCACTATAAAGATTTAAAGATACAGCCAGTACAATACATCCACGCGAACAATATCCCTTTTATCGAAGGGTCTTGTATCAAGTACCTGACAAGGTGGCGCGATAAGGGCGGAATACAAGACCTCGAGAAGGTTAAACACTTCATTGATCTGCTGATCCAGTTAGAACGCGCTAGCTAAATGATACTCTCAGACGACGACCTAGAAGCCTTAACCCATCGCAAGCAGCGCGCAGCGCAAGCGCGTGTACTGGCTGCTATGGGCGTGGACTTCAAGCGCAGACCTGACGGATCTATACTTGTCAGCGAACTTGTCGTCGCGCAGTTTTTAGGTGTACCATCTACGCCTAAAGTAAAATCTAAAGAACCCAAGTGGGAAGCTTTAACCGATGCCTAGAGCACGTAATAAAGAGAACGAGGGCTTACCTAAACGGTGGCAGGCAAAGCACGGGGCTTACTACTATCAAGTGCCGCCCGGACTCGAGGCGCTATGGGAAGGCAAGAAGCTCTATCGCTTAGGCGGAAGTCTTGCGGAAGCGTACAAGGTTTGGGCTTCGCGTCTGGCTGACACTGCCACGGTAAAGACGATCAACGATCTACTAGACCGATATAGCCTTGAGGTTGTGCCAACTAAAGCAAAAACATCACAGTCTACAAATTCAATTTTTATTAAAAAACTAAAACAAGTATTTGGTGAAATGTCGATAACCGACATCAAGCCGCGCCATGTTTATAGCTATGTCGACAAGCGCACCGCAAAAGTGAGCGCGCTGCGGGAAGTGGAGATACTCCGCCACGCCTATACTAAAGCCGTGGAGTGGGGGTTACTGGACGCGCACCCGTTCAAAGGCGAAGTACGCCTAGAGCACTCAGCTCCGCGCGATAGATTTGTCGAGGACTGGGAAGTCACAGAGGCCCTTAGCTTAGACTCAAAACGCAAAGCCGGAAGTATCAACATGGTGCGCGCTTACATCAAGCTAAAACTACTGACCGGATTACGCCGCGGCGATCTGCTGCGCTTACGCATGGCAGACATTAAAGCCGACGGTATCCACGTACAACCGAACAAGACTAAACACTCCACGGGTAAAAAAGCGATCTATGCCTTTACCAATGAGCAAGGCGCTGATAACGGAAGGCAAGGCGCGATAGCTGAAGCTTTAGCCGCGCGCCCTTGTATATCGCCTTACCTATTTTGTAAGCGAGACGGCAAAGGGTACATCGACCCCGAGACAGAAGAGTGCCACGGATGGGATAGTTTATGGGGGCGATTTATGGATCGCGTACTTAAAGAAACCAAAGTAAAAGAGCGCTTTACCGAGCATGATCTTAGGGCAAAAGCAGGGAGCGACGCTCCAAGTTTAGAGCGAGCACAGCAACTTTTAACCCACGCAAGCAGCACAACGACTAAGAAAATATACCGCAGAAAACCGGAGATTATTCGATAATGAATAGGACAAATGCGTTCGAATAGGACAAAGAAAAAGGCTCACATCGCTGTGAGCCTTATAAATGGTGCGCCCGAAGAGATTCGAACTCCTGACCCCTTGGTTCGTAGCCAACCCAGTGAACACCTAGAAAACGCAAGTAAAACATAGCATTACGTTTAGTTTACTGTCCTATAAAAGCCGTAATATTTTTAAATTAAGCCTACATTATACGCGGTTCTGGTCGTTTGAATAGGACAGTTATTTACTCATACCTCGCTGCGCAAACCACCAACCAACTGCGCTAGTTGCTAAGAATATCTGAGCATCAAGCAACCTGTAAAATGTTGCTTTTAAAAATTCAGAGTTTCCGGTCATTGCATCAGGTACTTTAATCCACAACCATGCAGTCATTACCATAATGGATAGGCTGAACATCAATGTTAAGAATGGGCGAATAAATCCTCTAGCTGCATCTACTGCGATCATCCACGGCGAAGTCTTAGCATCTGAGTATGTGGCCTTATCGTTCTCATAAGATGAACTAAGCGCAGCGTAACTCGCTACATCAACCTCTTTTTGTGCATTCACATCAGCCAGTGCAACCGCGTTCTTAGCTTCCAGCTCTATCAACATGGCTTGCTTATCTGCCATAGCTAACTCATGCTTATTCTGCTCAGTCAGTAAAGCGAGACTAGCCTCTGCTTTCTTTCGCTCCTGGTAAGCCTCAAGGCCGTGTTTAAACAATGCGCCAACTACGCCAAGCACGCCACCTGTTGCCCCGCCTAAAAGTAAATCAAACATTTTTAACCTCCAATTTTATTGTTTCTTTATTGCCTAGTCTTTCAAAATCTGCAACAGCTCTACGGCTATCAAAGATTGCGCGTTGCCCATTCATTCTGCCTACTTTGTAACCTAATAATGGGCAGCCTAATGAATGGGTAATATACTTAGGCACTCGCCCTGCAAAGTTGCCTCCATGTATTCTTATTCCTGCACGTTTAGGCACCCCTAGAATCTCATAGGTGAACTTCTTTAGTCGTGGGGATTTAGTCCACTTCACCGTATAAACGCCTTCAGGTATGCAAGATACTCCGCTTGCGTTATCTAGCCACGGCAACTCAAGCGTAAAGAATGATTTACCTAGTAAGGTTAGCTTACCTATTGTGCCTTCATCGTTCGTGCTGATACGCTGCATGAGCGTGGCCTCAATCATTTAACAATTGCACCAATCTTGGCTGATATACCTAACATCACTAAGCCAATAACGATGATAATTAAACCCCATGCCCCTTTTTTAGCAATGTCCAGCTTTAAGTCTTTCCAAAAGGCTTCTTCTGCTACTGCGGCTTTAATCTTTGCTTGATGATAGTTACAGTGCCCTATTAGATCACCATCAGGGAATGCCAACTTAATTGAAGCAACGCATACCTTTATTTCAGATAATTGCGTTTCAATATGGCTTAGTTGCCTGCGCTCATCACCCTGCCATTCTTTATGCTGAGAATCCATTATTGCCCCTTTTTATTTTTGTTTTCTTAACCCTAAAAACCTGCCAGCAAGCATCAGTCTATCAAAGCCTTTGTGAGCCTTAAAACCGATATTGACTGAGTTGTAATAGCCAAGCCATAGTGGAATATCTGCCTTGTACTGCCATGCCAGCTTGCTGTCTTTAGGTAGGCCAAAGAACTTGCGATTGAATGTGTACATCGAATTTCGGTTAAGCCACATAATGCGGCAGTACCAGCGGTAAATTACATGGGTGTCGTAGTAACGCTGCGACCTTGTACTGGCTTCATCATACCAGCCATACCAGTATTCATCTGTGCAATTATCATCAGTGTCGAACCAGGTAAGCCACCATACCAAGCGATCACGCTCAAGCAATACGCGCTGCTTGCCTAAACGTTTTACCGTATCTAATACCGGCTCACGCTTAATGAATAAGCAAACGATAGGCGATAGAAGCCTGCCTAAAACGCCTATCGAAAAAGAGAGCGGTAGAAGTGCTATCCAGTATAAATATTTCATAGCGCCCTCAATTCGTCACGCAATACTTGAGCCTGCGCCTCAAGTTCTGCCAGGCGTGCAGAATCACCCTCTCTTGATGGTCGAATAGATCTAAGATCTATTGAAGCAAGCTCTGCTTTGATTTCACTTATTCTTGGGTTTTGCAAAGCTTCATATACTGGAATTTCAGGCGGCGCTACATCCGCAAAGTCTGCAAGCGTAAAGCCATATTTTTCAATAGTTGAGGTATCAACTTCCCTTAGCCATTGCTTTGCAGCATCATCTTTCTCAAGGCGATAAATAGAACCCTTTAGCATATTGATAAATGCTTCATGCTCAGGCGTTCCTGCAATAGCATCCAAGTCTGATCGTGTATTAATTAAGCGCATATCGGCTCTCCAAATAATTAATTAATTAAGTTGCGTGAATCAGCCCAGCTTGCATGGCCTTTCCATGAAGCTAGAAAACGAGACAATCTGTCTTTTTCTCCATGCGCTGAGTAGTTCGCAATCTTGCGTTTAGCGCGAGTTACAGAGGATTTTCTAAGAAGCTTGTGTGTAGGCCAGATTCGATAGCCAAGAAAGTTAATTCCGTGGTTCACAGTGGATACTTGCCATTTGCTGATACGCAGCTTTAGCTTACTTTCTGAAAACTCAGCTAGCGCATCCTTTGTTTCTTTCAGTAGGCCTGCATCGCTGGATAGCACAACAATGTCATCCATATATCTTGCCCAGGCGCGATGACCTAGATTAAAGTGCAAAAACCTATCCGCAGCATTACCGTACAGGTTTGCAAAAATCTGGCTGGTTAAGCTGCCAATTGGTAGGCCAACGCCGGTATTTGGAACCATGGTGCGGATTAAATCCATTGTTTTAGCGCATGAGATTTTGTTCTCTATCATTCCGTGTAAAACACCAAGGTCGATAGATGGGAAGAATTTAGAATAGTCAGTCTTTAAAAAGTGAGTAGCCTCTGTTTTGCGCAGTTGGCTTTGCACATATCTCACTCCGGCATGTGTTCCTAGTCCTGTTCTGCAAGCAAAGGTATTAGGCATAAGCGCAGCATCAAATATTCTGCCAACTACATTCACTAGCGCATGCTGTACCAAGCGGTCTTTAAAATCCAAAGCAGATATAAGCCTTGCTTTAGGCTCACATACAGTAAATTGTCGATACTCGCCTTGCTTCCAATCCCCTGCAAGAATAGCCTCACGAATATGCAGCAAGTTCACTTCGTCATATTCTCTAAATTCAAGATAGCCGAATGACTGTGTTTTATTGAGCGCTGTCTTTCTGTAGGCTTCACGCAAGTTATCCATGCTTGCTATGCGCTCAATTAAATTGTTATGGCGTTTACCCATAAATAGCCAGCCGCGCCTTTCTCCCATGGGTAGGGATACTCAGCGGTATGCTGAACCTCTTAGTGTATTCGCCGAAGCAGGACAACATGGCTGACCACATTATTTTTACAGGTCTGCTTGCCGTCCCGTAGATACGGCAAAGCGCAGTGTCAACCTTTTTTATCACATCGTCACAGACGCCGCGCGCACCGATGTTAGCGTTCGAGTTCGTCGCGGAGTTGTTCCAGTTCGAGCAACGAGAACCGGAGTTCGTAGCTTCATTCCAGTTGCCCCCGAGAAGCACGGCATTGTTACCCATGATGCCCTTTCCGCTTTACTCGTTTAATCCAACCACCTAACATGGCACCCACCTCCGCAAGCAAAGTTAAAGCTACTTGGTACTGGTGAATGGTCATACCCCGGAGTTTGTTTCCTGAGATAAAGCGAAACCAAAACCGCAGATTGGCAAGCCCTGCATCTGCGGCATAAACTTTTGAGATTTGATTAGACTTACCCGCTTGGTCAAAAAGCTCTACCTGCCCTAGCAATGCACGAATAAACATATCGCGTACAACGCCATGTTTACGCGCCATGTTCTGAGCAATAGGGTAGCAATAGTTAATGACAGTCTCATATTTTTGTATGATAGCCATTTGCTCGTAGCACACTTCTTGATCAACAACTAAGTCCATATCTCACTTTCTATTAGATTAGTGGCGGGGCTTTCGCCCCGCCTATACAAGGGTCAGGTGGTCACAGACGCCGCGCGCACCGACGCCAGGGTACGACGCCGTCGCGGCGTTGCCCCAGCTCGCGCAACGAGAACCGGAGCGCGCAGCTTCAGTCCAGGTGCCCCCGAAAAGCACGGCATTTCCCATCTGATAAGTTGAGCCTCTACTTTGCGTATTGGCAGCAAATGCCGCTGCTGCTGCACCGCCACCAAACTCATCACCCCAAATCCATATGCAGCCAGAAGCTTGAATGATGCCAAATTTAGAAGTGAACAGATTCCATGCGCTTGTTGCACCAGTGCCACTTACGCCAGTAGTCGGAACATCAGTACCACCGCTTGATGTTGCTTCG